CGGAGCCAACGTCAACGCCACACTATTCACAGGTACCACAGTCAGTGTAACAGGCAACATCACAGGTGGCAATGTACTGGGCGGAGCCAACGTCAACGCCACACTATTCACAGGTACCACAGTCAGTGTAACAGGCAACATCACAGGTGGCAATGTACTGGGCGGAGCCAATGTCAACGCCACACTATTCACAGGTACCACAGTCAGTGTAACAGGCAACATCACAGGTGGCAATGTACTGGGCGGAGCCAATGTCAATGCTACACTGTTCACAGGTACCACAGTCAGTGTTACTGGTGCAATCACTGGTGCAGCAATCACTGGGTCAAGTTTGACAGTATCAACTGGGAACATCAGTGGTGGCAACATCAACAACAACAACACAACTGGCGTGGGCAATATTGGCACTTCTACAGTAACATTCAACACTGTGTTTGCTAAAGCAACATCAGCACAATACGCTGACTTGGCAGAAAATTATTCAGCCGATGCTGACTACGCACCAGGTACTGTGTTGAGTTTTGGTGGCACACACGAAGTCACACTGGCAACCGAAACAGCAGATTCAAGAGTGGCAGGCATAGTATCTACTCATCCTGCTCACTTGATGAACAGCATGCTCAAAGCTGAAAATGTCACAGCCCTGGCACTGACAGGTCGAGTACCTGCTCTGGTAGTGGGCACAGTACGCAAAGGTGACATGATGGTAAGTGCAGGCAACGGTCATGCACAGGCCTGTGCTACACCTGCCATGGGCACAGTAATTGGCAAAGCTGTTGAAGATTTCAACGGCGACACCGGCACAATTGAAATTGTGGTGGGAAGAATTTAAGGATCAACTATGGCTTATGTAGGTTTTACACCGCAAATTGGACAGTATCGAAAAATGGATTCGTTGACATTCAACGGTGTCCAGACCTTGTTCAATATCACTGTGGGCGGCACAGCATTTAATCCACCAACTGCGTTTGCCATGTTGGTGGTGCTGAACGGCGTTCCACTAAATCCTGGTGTGGACTTTAGCATCACTGGGGCAACAATGAGTTTTGCAGTGGCACCTGCGCTGAACACACCTTTCTTTGCGTTGATATTTGGAGATACGCTATATACTGGCACACCTAGCGATGCCACAGTGACCAACTCAAAGATTGCAAATGGTGCAATCAGTTACAACAAGTTTGGTCAAGACACACAGGCCCGATTGACAGCAGGTCAAATTATTTTTGGAGTTTAAGAGATGGCAAGAAAACGTTTATATGAGTATTCATTCACACCGGGCACAGCTGGCCTAGGTACTGTCAAGGTTCCTAATCGCTATAATTTAGCTGACATCCTGGCCATCTATGATACCACAACCAACACCAATATCTACAACTTTGCAGATACCACACTTGGCGGTACAACATCTTGGGTAGCAGGAGTCACAGCCACATTCCCCACAGCATATGCTGGTGTAACCACAATAACTCTGGACCTAGACACACAGACACTGAGTGCCAATGACAAACTGGCAATTTATATTGAAGATCAAAACTTATCTGTGCAGCCCTGGGACTTTGGCATGGATGCCATTGGTCGCGAACGTGTGAGCAATCCAGAAAGTTTGATTGACGCTGACTTTGAATACGGGCTCCAACAAACCAAATGGGAAAATGTATCAACAGTCAGCAACATCCCCACATTTTATGAAGATATTGGCGCAGATATTGTGTACAATACCAATGGCTATGTGAGCTTGTTGGCTGGCGATGACGTAATTACCAGCAATGTTGACACATCAATCAAGTTGGAAAATCCTGGTACCCCGCCTTGGGTAGCCAGCGACTATGCTTTAATTGTTAGTCAAACACAAGGCAATGTTACTCCGTTTACATCAAACTACATCACAGCCAATGTCAACAGCTCAGCTGAACGTACATTTACCATGGCTAGCACAACAGGATTCACAGCAGGTGACACAGTGTTGATCATTGGTCGTCCTACCACAGGCGGCACTACTTTGGCTGTGGCTGATATTGTCAGCACAGCAACAACCACTGTAAACTGTGCCAACGTGGCAGCAGCACCCTTAATCGTTGATGGCAGCTATATTATTGTTCAAACTAACACAGCCAATGTGTACGAAGTCATGGCAGTTACTAATGTGAGTGCCAATGCTCTTACTGTGATACGACAAACCAACAACACCAATGGTGCAGGCGCAAACATTTCAATTGGCAACGCTGTGTATCCTGTGAGCACACTGGAAGTGGCACAGGTACAATCAGTGACTGATTCAACCACTTTGCAATTGAACCGCGGCTGGTACAATATTCCAGCAGCCAATACTTTTGTTTCTGGATCAGTGCTGCAAAAACTATCCGCCAACGTTGAACTGGTACAACACACAGTGATCAGTCCAGCCGTTAATGGTACACAAACAATCACACGTGGCCAATTCAACACAACAGCCCTGACTGCTGCTGGCGCAGGCTCTCCTATGATTCGTATGACTGGTATGTTTTATGCCACTGGCTCTAACACAATACCACAGGTAGGTGTTAATCAAAGCGACACGCCCCTGGACGCCAACGAGTATGTGAGTACACAAAACACAGCCAGCTCAAATGCTGAAGGTGTAGGCCTAGTATTTCAAGCCAATACCAATAACTTCTTCTACTATCCACGTCGGAGCCCTAGTTTGGCAGCTGGTTATCCGTTAAATCAAACTGACACTATTATTCGTCAAGCATACCCGTACACCGGTGCTGACTTAGATGTAGTGTCAATTACCAGCGATGGAGCCAACCCCAGCACAATTACGGTGACAACAACATACGCACATGGACTGGTACCCGGTACACCATTACTGGTCAATCTCAGTGCAGGAACCAATGCTGCCTATGCAGAAGGCAGCTTCTTTATTATCAGTGTGCCTAGCACAACCACATTTACCTACACGGCCAAAACTGGCGCCGCAGTATCAGGTAGTATTGCAGGACTGGTGTTTGTGCGTAGTAACGCAGCATTCTTGCCAAGACCGTTTGATGGTGGTGTGTTGATTGGCCCCGGAACACCCACACGTGGTGCAAGTGCAGTTCGTGTTACTAAAAAGTACTTTCGTTATCAGTCAGGTAAAGGTATCTTTTTCTCCACTGGTACAGTGCTAGCACCAACATTTGATATTTCGGCACTCAGTGCAGATGGGACAGCCGCAGCCAGCAACATCACTGTGACTACTGATGTAGAACACGGTCTCAATCCAGGTGCCGGTGTAACCATTGCCGGAGTAACCACATCTGGTTATGACTCAACTGGTTATATTGTGACCAGCATTGTTAGCGATACCAGCTTCACAGTCGAAGCCCAAGGAACACTGGGCAGTACAACCCCTGAACTAGGTCAACAACCTAGACTCAACATTACTTCGTGGCACGGATCCAGTATTCGTGCTGGTATCTTTGACGATCAAAACGGCTTGTTCTGGGAAAACAATGGTATCACTGTGAATGCAGTGCAACGTTCTAGCACATTCCAGTTGGCAGGCCTATGCAGTGTAGGCGCAGGATCAAATCTGGTAGCAGGCGACGGCAATTGCAGATTCCAAGACCAACTCAACAATGGAGATGTTATTGTTATCAAAGGTATGACTCATACTGTTACTAGTATTCTTGACAACAACAGAATGACTGTGGTACCTGCATTCCGCGGAGTAGTAAATGAAAATCGTGTGAGATTGGCGCTACGCAACGAAATACGTGTGCGCCAAGCAGACTTCAACATTGACCCTATAGACGGAACTGGTGCAAGTGGATTTACTTTAATTCCCAGCAAAATGCAGATGTATGCGTTGGAATACTCATGGTACGGTGCTGGTACTGTTATCTGGATGTTGCGCGGACAAGACGGCCGCTTCTTGCATGCACATCGCAGACCCAACAACAACTTGAACAACGAAGCATACATGCGTTCAGGTAACTTGCCTGCACGTTACGAAGCCATTAATGAAACTCCTGTTACAGGCCTGGCCTCTGCAATCGATAATAGTCAGACCACAATCACTCTTACCGATGCAACTGATTATCCTAGTGCCAGTGTTACATATCCTGTGTTTGTGATGATTGAAAGCGAGATTATCAAGTACTCGGGCAAAGCAGGCAACGATCTAACTGGGTGTACACGTGGTGCAACATTTACACAGTGGGTAGAAGGACAAAGCCGTAGCTTTACATCCAGCGCACCTGCTGGCCATGCTAGCAATACTGGTGTTATATTAATTTCCAACACCTGCGCACCACTAGTCAACCACTGGGGCTCTGCGGTTATCATGGACGGTAACTTCAACGGTGACGAAGGCTATCAATTTACTTACAGTCGTGTGAACTATGGTTTACCAGCTGTGGTTGGTGATAAAGCAGTAGCCTTTGCTATGCGACTGGCTCCTTCGGTGTCAAATGGTATTATTGGCGATCTAGGTGTGCGTGAATTGATCAATCGTGCTGCGTTGACTCTGAGCAACTTGAACATTCAAGTTACTGCTGGACGTTACTTGGTTGAAGGTATCCTAAATCCGTCAAACATTGACTCGGCTAACACCAGTTGGCAAGGACTCAATAACTTAGGTGGCGGCTTCCAGCCCAGCTTCTCGCAGTTCTCAACGGCACCTCGATACTCGTCAGAAACAACCGGTGGATTGACCAGTGCACCGTATAATACCACAGGTGGTATGACACGTTCGGGTGTTAAACCATTGTTTAGTGCTGCACAAACTTATGCCAACTTGTCGCCAGTGAATGTTTCAAGCTCTGGTGCAAATGCAAAAATTACAGTGCAATTAACTGCCGCTGGTACAGCATATAGTACCACTACCACACAGATTACTGTGCAAACAGCAGGTTCAGGCTATGCAGTAGGAGACACTATTAAGATTCTGGGCAATGTAATTGGCGGGTCGACTACTACCAACGATTTGGCTATGACAGTGTCAGCTATCACAAGTGAATTGAATGGCGGCGAAAGATTGTTTGCTATTCCAATCTCCACAACCAATTCGGGTGTGTTGGACTTGAGCAGTGTCAAACAGATCGGTACCAGTAGTATTCCGGGAACAGGAACCTTCCCTAATGGACCAGAGGTCTTAGCGGTGCAAATTACTGCACTGTCAACCAGCGTGACTCCAGTTGGAGAGATTCAACTACAGTTCCAGGAAAGTCAAGCCTAACGTGTCACAAGATCCTGCTCAACCAGCAGGATTTTGCTTTGTACAGCTTCAAGATTGATAGTGCTCCAGAGTCCTGGATGCATGGGTTTGGGCCAGGTGCCAGCGTCTAGCCAGGCATAGCCAAGATGTTCATGATTGAGTCTGGGAGTGAACTCAGTGTCAATCACACACACCCAGGTGTGATATTCAAATGCCTGGTCAGCAGAAGTAAACTTTTCCAAAGGCATCAAGCGTAGGTAGGTGGGAAAGAATCCCAGTTCCTCTATGCACTCACGCTCCATACCACCCAGCAGTGTTTCTCCAGTTTCAATTTTGCCTCCGGGCAAGCCCCAGGCTCCAGGATGCTTGAGATCATTCCGCAGGAGATATAGGTATCTACCTGTGTCTCGACTACGGAACCAAACACCCACTGCCTTCAAAGCACAAGACTCCAGGTGCCACCGGGATAAACACCCTGGTAGCTCTTGACCCAGGCCGCACCATTCCACTCGTACTGTATGCCAGTGGTTATGTTGGTAACATACTGTCCAGCAGCAGCACCCACAGCTCTAAACACCACACGCCAGTAGTTGTTGGAGTACTGAATGATGTCATTGGCTTCTGCTACCAGTTGTCTACCGTTGGCACCTACCCAGGCCACAGCAGGAGTAGTATTGTATTCATCGCCAGTGGCTTCGGTCAGCAAATAACGTTGTCCGTCCATGGCAGAATCTAGGCCGTCTTGTGGTCCACTTACCAAGGGATTGATCACAGCGTCAATCGGTTCAAGTGTGTTCTGCGGAGTAGTATCGGTATCCACATCAAAAATTACAAAGCGATCATCATTAGGATCTTGTGCGATTGTGCCAATTATTTCTGTGCCATCTTCTTGCAGCAATCTAAGTTGACTAATGCCCGGGCGCAGCACACCGTAGGTGCCGATAACAGCAGCCCATAACAGGTTACTGTCTGCTACAATTTGTGGCGGAGTTAGAGTATCGTTGCCCGGTTCCTGTGGCAGGCTCAGTTGTTGCAAACATTGTATTTTGTTGCCAATCAACACCACAGCCCAGTTAAACGGTGTGATCACTTGTCTAGTGCCCAGCAACAAGTCGTTGTTGGTTACTGCATTGTTCAAGTCGCCTTGTGCGTCGTAGATGCTGACAATTATACGTTCTACCACACCTAGTTTTCTGACCTTGGCCGGAGATGAAATCCAGATTGGTATGTTGAATTTGAAAGTCATCATGTCAATGGGATTGTCTGCACCCATTGGTATGCTTCTTGAGGTGAATATGATATCTTCCAGTTCCACTACTGTGAGGCTGGTCCAGTCAATGTAGTTGTCCGTGCTTTGTATTTCCAAGCTGGGATTGAACAAGGTGGAGATTTGTTCAAACATCTGAAACTTTTGATTGGTGTTGCTGCTCCAGAAGTCCAGGTTAATGCCCATCTTGTATGGCACTGGCATCAGTCGTTCAATTGAGAAAGCATTGCCTTGAGTGGTTTCGTAGCTTTCTGTGGCAGTGTCGTAGGTGCGTTGACGCACATTGATCTTGCTCACAAAGGTTGGATCCTGCATTCTGGGGCGATCGTAGTTGAGACTTGAAATATAAAAAGTCATCAAAGGACTGGCTGGCATTGAATTTCTTGAATTCTCCTGCAGGATCACCTGTGCATTTCGACTGGCATCGCCGTAACGAACTGGCACACGAATTAACGCTGCTTTGTTTACGCCATCAGTTTCGTTGCCATATTCAATTTGAAAATTGCTGACCATGCGTGTAAACTGCAACAGAAATCTACGGATTTGTGCGTCATAGAAAAAATTTTGAATTTTTGTTCCCCTTATCTTCCAATTGGTGGCGGATTAGGTGGTAAGAACCCGCCCTGGTCGCCATTGTCTGCACGTGGCTTGAGTATTTCACTCAAGCTCTGTCGACTTGGAATATTGCCAATGTCGTTTGTGCGCACAGTGTATGTATTGTTCACAAAGCCTGAGCGTTGAGTTTCATTGGTGGGTCCATTGTTTAGATCTGTTCGCACTTTGTCCTCAATCTTGATCCAACGACGACCACTGTAGCGGAACAAGCGATTGGGAAAATAATCCAAGCGCAAGCAATAATCGCCATCTACTGCCACGGATGGAAAGGCAACGCCAGATGTGACAGGCAATCCATTAGGCGGAACGCCATCGCCGGTAAGGTAGCCCACAGTGTATCCGTTGGCCACAGGAGTAACATCAGCACCACCTTGTGTGCCGTCAACTGTGGTTCCACTTGCGGTGTTCAAGCCCACTGGGTTAGCAGGCTGTCCATTAACTGTGGGAAGAATATAAAACTTCTGGGTGTCATATCCTGACAGCGGTACTTCAACATCGGCTTGTGCTAGGATTGCATCATTAAGCTCGTTGTCCTTGGTTCTGGTACTGAACACATCACTCTGTGTGAGTGGAGTGTACACTTGCCAGTAGGTGGCATTGGTAATAGCCACATCAGCTGGTACATTGATTCGGGCCTGGTAATACACATCACCTGCATTGACAATACTACCAGTGGGATAGTAGTTGCCGTTGTCCCAGATTTGTTCTGTGACCACTGGCTTTTTCAGTATGTCTTTGAACTCTTGGTTGTTGGTCATTGGCGTTGCCTTCACACGCCATATGTGTGGCAACCAGGTTTGACTCATGCCTTCTGTGGCATAGTCAGCATCTTGCACCACATAGTATCTGGGCAAGGGCTGAGGAATCTCGTTGTTCAACGGATGATAATCTTTGAGGTTGGGCACTTCCAGCACGTCACCGTTCATGAGCTTGCGCCCAAATGAATCAATCATGTCGTTGTAGTGAAAGGTAATGAACAAGGTATCATTGTTTAGAAACAGGCCAAATTGGCTTAGATCAAAGTCCACGTCCTGATGGTTGTAGACGCCACGCATGACATAGATGTCCTGATCGTATATTCTGTCACGATTTTCCAACAGCAAGAGATCTTGAATATTCAAAGGATTCAGTGTGTCGTAGATGGGTTGAGTAGCGTCTCCGTTGCCAGAAAACGCCGAATCTTCACCACCGGTTTGCGGACCCATGTAGCGATGCACGTAGATATCCAGGCCGCCCACAGTGTAGCGTTCGGATATTATTTTATCTAGGTATTGGTAATCTCGGGTCCGATTTGGACGCCACATTGAAAGTCTTGGCATAGTGTTGTATTTATAGCAAATTTGCCTGCCCGCGAACAGTTGACCAATAATCCTGTTTGTGTTATAATTACTGCATTAGTAAGGAGTACCATGAAAACCACTGCTCAAACAGCTCGCGCCACTGTGCGTCCGTTAAACCCACGCAGCGCCGATACCAAATTCATGGGCGATGAGCCCACCTGGCGTGTACAGCCCGTTTATGATCGAGTAAGTCGGCTGACTGCTGCGTTTAGCTGGTACAATTACTTTTATGGCAAAAAAGATGCCAGAGACATGGTAGTGAGCTATTTGGAAACACATGGCCGCAAGAACGATGTGCGACTGTTACGAGGTGTTCCTGATTCTGCACTACGACTAACCACAGCTTGGTTGTGCCGAATGAGCCAGGTGGGTCTGGACTTGACTGAAGCAGAACAGATTCAACTAGACAACATGCTGGCAGAAACTCTGGGCACCAAACAACAAGCAGAGGTGGAAAAAACAGACACAGCACCTGCTCGCCAGACCATCCAGGATCGACTGCGAGAAAAACTCACGGAGTGTGCAGGCGAGCTAGAAGGCTTGTTTGATGATTTTGTTGTGTCCGGTGCCAAGATGAGTGCCGACATCAAGCCCATCACTATTATACGTGGAAAAAATGTAGCACCACAAATGGTGAACGAAATTGCATCAGATTGGAAACGCAAACTTGTAGAATTTGAAACTGTGATTGGGGGCAAGGATGCCCAACTGGCAGAAGGCTACAGCAATTTTACCAAGATTCAAATGCGAGGAATTGTGAAGTTTTGTGAAGCAGTGATCAATGACTGCGGAGCATACGTGCAGATCAAGAAGGTTGACCGCAAGCCCCGCAAGGCCAAGGCCATCAGTCCAGAAAAACGTGCAGCCAAGTTCAAGTTCCAGGCAGAAATTGTAGACCTCAAAATCAAAGGGCTTGCTCCTGCAAATCTAGTGGACAAAAGCGAAGCATGGTTATATGACAGCAAAAAACGCAAGCTGATTCATGTGGTAGCGGACTCGCATGTGGGTACGTTTACTGTCAAGAGCAACAGCATTATTGGTTTCAGCACAGCAGAAAGCATGCAGAAAACTGTGCGCAAACCAGCTGACATTGTGCGGGCCATGCAGGCCGCAGGCAAACCGGCTGCTAGAAAGATCTACAAAGATCTGACCACTACAGAGACACAATTCAACGGACGTGGAACTGAAAACCTGGTGGTACTAAAGGCCTGGTAAATATGGGATGAATAATCCCCATAGACCTGTGTTTAAAAAAATAGAGGTCTACATCACTAATGTTTGCAATCTAACTTGTGAACAATGCAACCGATTCAACAATTTTGATTTCAAAGGCTGGCAACGCTGGAGTGATCATGAGGCTCAGTATCAGCAATGGGCCAAACTGATTGACCTAAAAGCAATCACAATACTAGGTGGCGAGCCCTTGTTGAATCCAGACATTGTGTCTTGGGTACACGGACTCAATGATGCGTTTGGGATCGCCGTGCAAATTTTGACCAATGGCACCCGCCTAAATCAAGTCAAAGGCCTATATGATGCCATTGCCCATGCTCGTCCCAGAAATGGCATAAGGAATAGCATTGCCATAAGCCTGCACAATCTAGATGATCTAGAAATGCTGCAACAAAACATTCATGAGTTTTTGAGCGGACCGGTGCAGCAAAACACCCACCGTCCCGACTTATGGGGCACAGATTATCAGTACTCTGATCACAATGGTGTGTTCATAAATGTCTACTATCAAAATCGGTTTGACACATCAACTGTGCAAACATCCGCATCAGGGCGTTACACCTTGTTTGATAATGATCCGCAACTGGCACACAATGCCTGCACGTTTGTACTGTACAAATCCTATCATTTTATACGGGGAAAATTGTACAAGTGCGGCCCTGCGGCCCTGCTACCCGAGTTTGATCAACAACACCACCTGGATATCAGTGATCAGGATCGACTACTATTGAATTCTTACCGGCCCTTGTCAGTAGATAACTTTAGTGAATATCATGAAGAATTTCTGGCAAATCTAGACAATCCAATTGCACAGTGCAAGTTTTGCCCAGTAATCAAGAAAACCTTTGCAATCTCTCCGGTACGCAAAGGCACAATCAAATAAATACTCCACTGGAGTTCCTTATGTCAGAAAATACCCTGCCCGAGCTAAAACAAAATCTAATAGATTATTGCAAACTGATGCTGGGCGATCAGATCATTGATCTTGAGCTTGACCCTGCTCACTACGAAGCAGCATATCAACGCACCATTGGCGTGTATCGTCAACGAGCCAACTATGCCTATGAAGAAGCGTACATTTTCATGGAACTGATTCGGGACATGAACATCTACACCTTGCCGCAAGAAGTTGTGAGTGTGCGTCAGATATTTCGTCGAACATTTGGTGATTCCAGCGGACCGTTTGCATCAAACTTTGATCCGTTTTCGCAGGCCAGCATGAATGTGTACTTGATGAACTTCAATGTCAGTGGTGGCCTGGCCACCTATGACTTTTACACACAGTATGTGGAACTGGCCGCACGTATGTTTGGCGGCTACATGAACTACACCTGGAACCCAGTGACCAAAAAAATACAACTGGTTAGAGATCCCAAAGGCTCTGGTGAGAATGTGCTGATATGGGTATACCAACTCAAGCCTGAAGTAAACCTGCTGCAAGATTATCAAATCCAACAATGGATCAAAGACTATATGACTGCTGTTTGCAAAATGATCATTGGTGAAGCCCGTGAAAAATTTGCCACAATTGCCGGACCACAGGGCGGCGGCAGCTTGAACGGCGCAGCCATGAAATCAGAAGCGCAGATTCAAATGGATGCCAAGATACTGGAATTGACAAATTACGTAGATGGTTCACAGCCAATTACCTGGGTTATTGGCTAACTAATCTCTTGCTGTGTACTGTGCTCTGTGTTATACTGAGCATATGGCAGATTTAATGATCGACATCGAAGGACTAGGAACAGGCCCCGATACAACTATTTTGACTATTGCAGCCCAGAGCTTTGACCCGCTGGGCACAGGCTATCATGAACGGCATTACTATGCTAGAATTGATCTAGAAAGTCAAGAGGCTCGTAGCATCCAGCAAGGTACCATAGACTGGTGGGCTACCCAACCAGCAGCAGCCCGGGACGAAGCGTTCAACGAACAAGACCGTATTCCTTTAGATCAGGCCTTGGATGAATTGGCCAAGTTTATCTGGCAAAGCCGATTGATCTGGGCCAATGGTCCCACCTATGACATGAACATAATTGAGCATGCCTACAAGAGCTACAACAAGCCTATTCCATGGCAGTTTTACGTGGTTCGTGACAGTCGTACCATATATAGTTTGTGGCCTGAGCTGCCCCGTCCTGCTACTAGTCATCATGCACTAGAGGATTGTCGCCGTCAGATTGACATGCTGCAAGCCACACTAAAACATCTCAACGTAAAGGAACTAAAATGATCATTGGAGTTGTGGGATTTATTTCAAGTGGCAAAGACACCATTGCAGACTATCTTGTGAACATACATCAATTCCGTAGAGAAAGTTTTGCTAACACACTCAAGGACGCTGTGAGCCATGTGTTTGGGTGGAACAGAGAACTGCTGGAAGGCCGCACAAAACAAGCCCGCGAATGGCGTGAACAAGTGGATCCATGGTGGGCAGAACGTTTGAAACTGCCCAAACTAACACCACGCTGGGTGTTGCAGTACTGGGGCACAGAAGTTTGTAGACAAGGATTTCACGATGATATCTGGATTGCCAGCTTGGAAAACAAACTGCGTAACTCTACAGACGACATTGTGATCAGTGACTGCAGGTTTCCCAACGAAATCAAGTCAATCAAGGCAGCAGGCGGCATTGTGGTGCGTGTGACCCGTGGACCAGAACCTGTGTGGTATGATGCAGCAGTCAGTGTAAATCACGGACCCGACGGCAACTCTAACTGGAGCATTAGCAAAGGCAAACTGGAACGTAGTAAAATTCATGCCAGCGAATATGCCTGGGCAGGCACAAAGTTTGATGCTGTGCTGGACAACAATTCCACACTAGATCACCTGTATGAACAGGTCACACATCTGGTTCAAGATCACCTGGACGCCAAATAGAATCCGTGCGCCTTAGATCCGCAGCGCAATTCAAGCAAACAGTTTTCAAGTTACGAAGTTCAGTATTGTTGAGATTACCATCAGCATGCAGTACCAATAATTGACTTGAGTGTTTGGCCTTGAACCCGCATTTGTCACATGCGGGTTTTTTCTTGTAGCCTGCTGTTTCCCAACGTGGCTTTCTGCTTTTGATTCCTCTTTGTTTTCTAGCACAGGTCTCACATCTTGTTCGATAGTGGGCTGCACCGTCACGATAATAGTTGACAGCACAAGGTCGTTGGTCGCATGCTTTGCATATGGGTCTTTGCATTGGATATTTATACTGAATCTTTTCCAGTGGACCTTTGCTAAAGGTTGCTGTAGATGCCACTTTTTTGAATATACCTATAAATATCAGTATGCGATTGCATGGGTACATCAGGTATCTGCAAGCAAATAGATGATAAAAATTTTAGGAGAATAACAATGGCCCTAGTTAGCCCCGGCGTAGAAGTAACAGTTATTGACGAGAGTCAGTATATCCCATCAGCGGTCAATACAGTTCCGTACTTTGTAATTGCCACAGCACAGAACAAAGTATCCAGTGACGGCGTCACTGTAGCAGCAGGTACCCTTGCAGCCAACGCCAACAAAACGTATCTAATTACTAGTCAGCGTGATCTGGCTGCCACATTTGGTGTACCGTTCTTTTACAACACCACAACAGGCACTCCAATCAATGGCTACGAACTCAACGAATATGGTCTGCTGGCAGCTTACTCGGCTCTGGGTGTTACCAATCGTGCGTATATTCAACGTGCTGACGTTGATTTAACTGCCCTCACAGCCAGCTTGACTCGCCCCACAGGTGACGCAGCCAATGGTACATTCTGGTTGGATTCTGGGATCAGTACCTGGGGTATTTTTGAGTGGAATCAAACTACAGCAACATTTACCAATTACATTCCCACAGTGATCACCAGCACTGCAGATGTAGTAGGCGGCAACGGCACCAATCCTATTGCTGACAATACACCTGTGGCATCATATGGTAGTATTGGTGACTATGTAGTTGTGGCAATTGATCCGTATGTTTATGGTTACTACAAAACTTATCAAAACGTCTGGGTACAAATTGGTAGCAATGGCTGGAAAACTGCCTGGCCCACACTGGTAGGCGCCAATGCTCCTACTAGCCTAACAATTGGTGCAACCATGTATATCAATGACAACTTGATTACTGTTGGTGCTACTAACACTGTGGCAGGACTTGTAACAGTAATTAATCAAGCTGCTATCACAGGCGTCACGGCCCGTAACGTGTCAAATCAGTTGTACTTGTATGCTGATTCTACTGCTGCAAATGATGGCTCAACCCTCAGCAACAATGGTCTGATCACAGTTGATGCTGGTCCTACCAGCGGTGCAGCATTGTTAACAGCTCTGGGAATCACCACTGGTCAATATGCAGCACCTGACTACATGCCTGGATACAGTTATCAACAACCACGTTGGAGAACCACTGACACTGATGGCGGACGCCCTACAGGTTCTGTATGGCAAAATATCAGCAGCGCCAACAACGGCATGAATCTGAGTGTCAAATCATACAGCACCGCTCTTGCTGCTTGGGTATCACAAAATTGCCCAGTATATGCAGGTGATAGTACTGCTCTCTATGGTCTAGATCCATCAGGTGGCGGCCGAAACATTCCAGTCGGCACCACATATGCGGTGTATGATTCAAATCTCTACTCCACCACACCACTTAGCACATTCTCTTTCAACTTGCTTGAAAGATATGCAACTGGTGCGCTAGAAGTTACAGGAACCACAACACCCACAGGACTAGCATTTACAGTAGGCAATAGTTTTAATATTATAGCAACTGAAGCTGGTACAACGGCTACCAATACTGGTCTTGTTACAATTGGCGGCACAGGAACTGTGGCTAACTTCATTGCTGCTGTTTCAGCAGCCAATGTACCTTATGTGTCAGCCAGTGTCAACACTGCTGGCAACATTGTGTTTACGCACAGTCAAGGTGGATCAATTGCAGCAATTAATGTTGTAGGAACCCCGCTGACCGCTGCTGGATTTAATTTAACCACACCTAAGGTAAGACAGAATTCTAGTACTGCAAATGTAATATCATTGAGTAATTTTGTAACCACACCATTGTTCACATACACATCCAGCGATACAGCGCCAGATCAAAATCCTACAACTGGTCGTCTATGGTACTACAGCTCAGTAAGTGATGCTGATATCATGATTCAGGACAATGGAATCTGGCAAGGCTATCAACTTGTAACCAATGATGTTCGCGGCTATGACTTGACATTGTGCAATGCAGCTGGCCCAATCATAAGTGCTTCTGCTCCTGTCACACAAACTGACACAGCAGAATCACCCTTGGCCTATGGTGACTTGTGGATTGACACCAGTGATCTTGAAAACTATCCCAAACTGTATCGTTGGCAAGCAGTCAGCGGAACTGACCAATGGGTAGAAGTTGACACCACTGACCAGGTATCACAAAGCGGTATCTTGTTTGCAGATGCTCGTTGGGCACCAAACGGTACCACAGATTGTGTGGCAGACTCGTTCCCAAGCATTGTGAGCCTGTTGACCAGCAACTATCTTGACGTTGATGCTCCAGATCCTGCACTGTATCCACAAGGTATGTTGTTGTTCAACACACGCCGTTCAGGTTACAATGTCAAGAGCTTCCAGAACAACTACTTCAATGCTACATCTACTGCATTTGCAATCGATGCGTACTCTGCTACCACAGCATACTTGTACAATGATTTTGTAAACTACAACAATGCTGTGTATGTTTGTGTTCTAAATACCACTGCCGGTATTGCACCAACCAATGGCACATACTGGGACTTGTTGAACACCAACACTTGGCTCACAGCCAGCGGTAACAAAACCAATGGCAGCATGTGGTCAGGCCGCCTGGCACAACGCCAGTTGATTGTGCAAGCACTCAAAGCAGGCATTGACACCAGCACAGCAGCACGTGAAGAACAAAATCAATTCAACTTGATTTCAACACCTGCGTATCCTGAACTGACACCCAACATGATTGCACTCAGCAACGAGCGCAACAACACCTTGTTTGTGGTTGGTGATACTCCAATGAGACTTGGACCTGATGGCAACAGCTTGGTGGCGTTTGCCACCAACAATCTTGGACTTGGCCTGGTCACAGAAGATGGCAACTCAGCTACCAGCAACTATTGCGGTGTGTTCTATCCGTCTTGCCGCACCACAGACCTTGGTGGCAACTCAGTTGTTCAACCACCAAGCCACATGATGGTTCGTACAATTCTGCGCAGTGACGCTGCCAGCTATCCATGGTTTGCACCAGCTGGTACACGCCGCGGTGTGATTGACAATGCCAGCGCAATTGGTTATATCAATGCTGCGACAGGTGAGTTTGAACAAATTGGCGTAAGTCAAAGTGTTCGCGATATCTTGTATGAACGCAACATCAACCCAATTACGTTTATTCCTGGTATTGGTATCACCAACTTTGGTAACAAAACTAGTACCACTACAACTACGGCACTTGATCGTATCAATGTAGCACGCCTGATTTGCTTCTTGCGTGGACGCCTGGAAGAGATTGGTAAATTGTACTTGTTTGAGCCAAATGATCAAATCACACGCAATGAGATCACTAATACTTGCAACAGTTTGATGATTGACTTGATTGCCAAACGAGCTATCTATGACTACTTGGTAGTTTGCGACGGCAGCAACAATACTCCTGCTCGAATCGACAGAAACGAACTGTGGGTTGATATTGCTATCGAACCTGTCAAGGCAATTGAATTTATTTACATTCCATTGCGCATCAAGAACACCGGCGAAATTGCTGGCGGAGCAGGCGTATAATAATGAAACAGGTGACTGATTTTTTCAGTCACCTTTTCAGGTAAATAAACATATAGGAGATTACAAATGGCAGTTTCATCATTACAGCGCATGACAGTACCACTAGCTAGCGATCAAAGCGCAAGCGCACAGGGCCTGTTGATGCCCAAACTCAAATATCGCTTTAGAGTGATGTTTGAAAACTTCGGCGTTTCAAAACCCACAACAGAATTAACCAAACAAGTGGTCAGCATTGCTAGACCCAACTTGACATTCGAAGAAATCACATTGCCGATCTACAACTCGACACTAAAGTTAGCTGGTCGTCATTCATGGGCAGACGTTGCTTGTTCAGTGCGCGACGATGCATCAAACAGTGTTTCCAAACTGATTGGCGAACAAATGCAAAAGCAAATGGACTTTTTGGAAATGGCCAGTGCTGCTTCGGGTATCGACTACAAGTTCCTGACCAAGATTGAAATACTAGACGGTGGTAACGGCGCTGCAACACCTGTGGTACTTGAAGCCTGGGAATTGTACGGTTGCTACTTGAAAGGCGCTGACTACGGCGAATTGAATTATGGTACCAATGAAGGTGTAACGGTCAATATGACTATTGCTTATGATAATGCTGCACAGCTTGGACCTAACAGTCTAGACACCAGCGGTATCGGTGGCGTGATTGGTAGAACCATTGGCGACGTTGTGACTGGTGCTGGCACCGGGGCATAATAATGCCAACATTTGGCCAAGAATTCTGGAAAGGATTCACCGCAGCGGATAGCTTGCGTGATTATACTCACGCAAGCAAAACCTTTACTACCAACGCATACGAACTTAAACCCAGGTTCAAGTTCCTCTTTCACGTGAGCTTCACGTTGAACACAGCTGAAATACCTGCGCTGAGTCAGTTGGCAGGGGTAAATGAAATTACCAGTCTCAGTTATCTTGTGAAGACCGTGGATCTTCCAAAATACACTGTGGCGGCCGAAACACTCAATCAGTATAATCGCAAACGAGTGGTACAGACCAAGATCAATTATGATCCAGTTACACTAACATTTCACGACGACGGCGGCGATAACTCGCGCAACCTGTGGTACAACTACTACAGTTACTACTACAAAGATCCCAGCCAAGATTATCTAGCACCCAATAGTCAAAACGGCAGCGCAGGTAACAGTGCTAACTTGCAAAAAGGATTTGGATACAACAACAGAGACATCTATAACGACACCAGAATTGGCGATGTCAACGACTGGGGTTATATAGGCGAAAGCTACAATGATGGCACAAGCTCGGCGTCAGGCAAGCCACCTTTTTTCAAAGACATCAGAATTTACGGCATGGATCAACACAAGACAGCCGAATATGTGTTGATCAATCCACTTATCACTAACTGGAGTCACGACCAATACAACTACAGCGAAGGCAGTGGTGTTATGCAGAACAGCATGACCATAGCGTACGAAACTGTGAAATATTATTCAGGTGCTATAGGTAATCAGCGCCCTGACGCCAATGTGCAAGGCTTTGCTGATCCTGCTCACTACGATCAAACTTTGAGCCCAATCAGTCGTCCAGGGTCTCGAGCCACTGTGTTTGGCCAAGGCGGCTTGCTGGATGCAGGAGGCGGCATCCTGGAAGATTTGTCTAGCGGTGGCGTACTGGGACTTATTGGTGCAGCACAAAAAGCCGGCACGGCCTACAACACATTCAAGGGCAAGAATATTGCCAGCTTGGCTGTGAATGAAGCAACTGCCCTGGGCAAAAATGCCATTCGAGGGTCATTGCCAGGCGCAGTGAGATCTGTACCGGGCCGCCCAACTGGTATGTTCTTCCCAACACCACAAACTCCACCAACCAACACAAGATAATTATGGCCAGTATCAATTACGAAAACACCAATCTAGATCAAACAGTACGTGTGTTTGATGCATTTTATGAATACGATGTAGACGTTCCTGCGGCTGAATATGATGTGGTCAACAGCTTCTTCAAATCAACCATGACCACACGACTGGCAGCAGACAATTTTACTGTGAGTCTGTTCAAGGTGGCACAAGACACAAAAATTCCGGCCTTGACCCTGTTGCAGGCATTTGAAGGTGTATCCGGAATGAATCTCAATGTCAGCATGGCCTATTACTTGAACACTATCAGAAACCGTGCTACCTTGCTGGGTGTGGGTGTGCCTGTGACTGCAAACTTTTACGCTGCTAGAAATGTGGTTCAATAAAGGTTAGGCATGTATGGCTAACTTTTCAAAAGGCATTTTTCAAGTGAGAAATGCAAAAAAATATGTAGGTAACAAGCCCCCAACCTGGCGCAGCAGCTGGGAACAGGTGTTCATGACATTCCTAGACAACAACGACAATGTGCTGCAATTGGGTTCAGAGTGCGTGGCAATTCCGTATCGTCATCCACTTGACGGCAAAATGCACAGATACTTTCCGGACTTTTTGATCACTTACCGCACCAGGGAAAATACCATGCGAGCTGAACTGATTGAAATCAAACCCAAAAATCAAAGTGTGATTGAAAGCAAAATGAACAGTCGTGATCGTACTGTGGTAGCAATCAACTATGCCAAATGGGCTGCGGCCACCGCCTGGTGCAAAACACAAGGGCTGACCTTTAGAGTAATCACAGAAAACGACATCTTTCATCAAGGCAGCAAACGATAATGCCCGGCTGTGAAGCCACTAAATAGGGTATGACAAGAAAACTTGAAGAGCTCTTTGATCTCCCACCATCTGCGGCAGAAATAGACGCTGAAGTTCCTGCCATCACAGTCAACCAAGCACTACTAGCAGAACTTGATCTCACCATTGACAAGGTTGACAATGCCCTTCCAGCAGTGCGCGGGCTAGATGCTACAGACGCTGAAATGGATGAGCTGAGTGACATGGCCAAGGGCAGCTACAAAGATCTAATGGATCTTGGCATGCAGGTGGACAGCCGCTTTGCCAGCGAAATCTTTGGGGTAGCCAGCAACATGCTGGGACATGCTATCACAGCAAAAACAGCCAAGCTAGACAAAAAACTCCGGATGATTGATCTGCAGATGAAAAAAATGCGGCTGGATCAACAACAACAAGCACTGGATGCCAAGGTCATAGAGTCGGGCGCAGCGCCTACACAAACTGCTGAGGGCATGGTTTTGAGCCGTAACGATTTGCTGAATCGCATTCTTGGTAAAGACCAAATTGCTGAAAAAGAATAAATATACAACAGGATACCGAATATGAAAAAACCATTTGCAAGATACCTAGCCGAAAGCGAACGCACCTACAACTACCGTATCAAGGTGGTAGGCGACGTGCCCGCAGGCTTTTTTAAACAGCTCAAAGACAAGTGCAACCAGTTTGACATTGTCAAAATGTCTGACGCCAAAACTGCACCAGTACGCCGAGCAGTTCCGGACTTTCCGGCTTTTCCCAATCAGCCCATGAGTCTGGTTGATGTGGAGTTTCGATACCCAGCTATTGAACCACAGATCAAACAACTGGCACAATTGCTGGGCATGGATCCCAACAGAATTGTCATGATGACCACACCTTATGAACAAGGCATGGATGAAGAAGCAGCCAAGATTGATAGTCAAAACAAAGACCTGCTAGACGACCCCACATATCCTGCAGATGATGCACATCAACGTGCGCAAAAGAAAGACTACGGCGCTGACCCATACGATCATGTGGTGTTAAAGAATGCTTACCGTAGCAACTTTACTGTGGCTGGAGGAAAAACACCACCAGCAAAAACCACAAACGAATTAGCACAGGGTGTCAAAAGCCCAATGACCAACATCAAGCGTCAACCCAAGCCAGCCACTGGCGCCAACCCAAGAGGATAACAAAAATGAGTTTCTTTTACGACCTAAACAAAAAACTAGACAGCATTCGTGCCACACCTGAAGTCACACACAAACAATTGAACGAGCGTGACGAAGGCAAACACAACAATGCCACCACAGGTTTCAAAGCCTTGGCTGACAAAGCTGCCAAAGAATATGGCAGCAAGGCAGCAGGCGAACGTGTGGCAGGTGCTGTGCATGCCAAGATGGCCCGGTCCGGCAAGCTGGAAGAAGAAGGCATGAGTCGCGCGGCCAAGGGCTACGAAAAATACGGCAAACAAGGCATGGAAGCCTTGGCCAAGGCCGGACGTGAGGGCAAGGCTCTTGATCCTGTACGTGCCAAGTACGACAAGTATGACAACACAGAAGTAGACGAAGGCGCACATACTCAACATGCTATGGAACTGAATCCAGACTTTGCCAAGACAGGCCAAAAGCCCGGTGTCATGGATCGCATGGCTCGTGGTGTGAAAAAAGCAGCTGATTTTGTGGCACCTGGCGATGAAGAATTGTTAGACCGTTTACAAAAGTCCAGCGGAGCACGACAGCCTGTCAAAGAAAAAATGTCACCAGGCAAGGCCAAGAGTTTTGCTGCACTGGCACCTCCCAAAGACAAAATTACTTTTGCTGATAAAATTGCTGGCGCCAAGAAAGAAGTTGACGAAATGCTGGGCGACGTTGCTGCTGAAGCCATGAAAAAGGCACTGGGCGGCGGCCGTGGTCGTGAGCAAGAAATGGACGAAGCCTCAGGTTCAATTGATTACGATAAAGTGCTAGAGGCTATTGCTGCATTGTACGGTGATGACATGTGGGAAAATGATGCCATGCAGGACCTAGCTAATGATCTTGAACAAGCTGGCCCAACTGATAGAGAACTAGATTTTATTATTGCCAAGGGCAAGTTACCAAAACGCCTGGCTGGCATACAATTTTCAGCAGGCGACAGTGTTCAATTTGACGAAGCCAGCACTGGTAATGCGTTTGACTACAAAAATTTCAAACAACCTGAAAAACAAAAGCCCACCAGCTTTGTTCACAAAGGCACATATGGCACTGAATATGATGGCGACAAAGAAGATGCTAAGGCAATTCGCACAAAGAAACAGGCCGCAGCGGATGCTGGACAAGGCTCACGTGGTCGTGGTCGCCCCAAGAAAGGTGCATCAGTGGACACAGGCGAAGTCATGAAGCCAGACTTCAGTGCATTTGAAAAGAATGTCAAATTGAAACCATTTGCTGGAAAAATTACCAAGCACAAGATGGTAGGTGAAGATGATCTAGATCCTGAAGATCAAGGCGAATACGATCAAGAAGGCGACATGGCCAAGGACACTATCAAGACCGTGGTGCGTCATGCACAGGCTCTGGAAAAAATACTGGGCGACAATGACAACCTGCCAGAATGGGTACAATCCAAGTTGGCCAAGATTGAAAGCATGATGACTGCTGTGGATGACTACATGCAGAATCAAGCAGACGACATGGACGATGAACAAGAACCCATTGCTGAAAAAGCAGTGAGCAAAAAGCAACAACGCTTCATGGGCATGGTCAGTGCTGCCAAGAAAGGCGAAAAGCCTGCGTCAAAAGAAGTTGCCAAGGTGGCCAAGACAATGAAAAAAGGTGACGCAGAAGATTTTGCCAGCACCAAACACAAGGGCCTGCCAGAAAAAGCAGCCAAGAAAACCAAAGAAAAAGATGTTGAAGAATCAACCACTAGTGGCTCAGTGGCTACAGCAGCACCCAAGGCTGCCAAAGGATCCGGTGGGTTCACATTCGGCAAAGGCATTTACGACAGTCTGAATCGCGAACTTGAAGGCATGATTGCTGAAAGCATGAGCATGAACATGAGCATGAACAACGATGGCAATGGCCCTACACGCAGCCTAACAGTCACAGCAACAGATGAAGATGCCACGCGCTTGGCTCAGTTGCTGAAGAGTGCAGGCCTTGGCGGTGACTCTGGTTCACAGGGAACATGCAGTGTGTGTGGTGGCTCCGACTGTGGTTGCAACACCATGGACGAAAGCTATGGTGACGATGAGGTGAGTCAAAACACACCTGATTATCCAACCAACACCGAAACAGCACAAGACAACTTTGAATATTCAGGTGGCCTGAACAAACCCAAGTCAACTGGCCAAACCACAATTCCTGTGATTGCTGGTCAACATGACCGTACTGATTCTTATGCCGAATCAGAACAAGATGCCTTGCATCGCATGATGGAAATGTCCGGCATCAGAGAAGCCAAGGCCAAACCTGACTTCCTGGACATGGACAAAGACGGCGACAAAGACGAGCCAATGAAAAAAGCAGTTGACGACAAAAAAACCAAGGTAGATGAAGCAGACACTGAGTTCAGTGAAAGCATTCAACGCATGCGAGAGATTGCTGGCCTTGACAAAAAAGCAGTTGACGAAGAAAAAACGGATGAAGGCAATTTTTTTGCTCACAATGTGCTCAAAGCCAAAGAGGCTGGAAAAACACAAGCTGACCTTGACGGCGACGGTGACATGGAAAAAGTTCGAGAAAGCATTTTTACATTGACCAATCAGTGGAAAGCATACAAAGGATAATATCATGATGAAATCATACGAACAGATTCAAGCTGACCTGGCACGTAATCAGGCCAGTGGTTTTGTACCACCACCGTTTACACCTGCCACGGTCAAGCAAACACCTGTGGAAATTCCCGGTGTGATGTATCAAGCAGCACACCTGTATCAGCCTGTGGTAATTCAACCACCAGAAGGTAGCAAATAATGCCTCAAGCAAATGTATACACAAGTGCATCAGCACAGGCCTGGTTCACAGACAAAGCTCGCATCAGCACTGGCAGCAACACAGTGACTTTCCAGGTTGAAGCAGTACAATTGACCTATCAGAATCCGGCCACAGGCAACTGGGCCAACGCCGGCACAGCAGTGGGCAACATCTACAGCAATGCTGTGTCTGTTCCGTCAAACAGTCGTCAAGACATCTATGTTGGCGTGGGCAACAAGCTCACAGTAGTGGGCGGCAATGTTACTATTCAAGAACTTGGCACACGCAGCTCTGCTACCGCAGCCAGCAACGGCATAGGCAACGGCTAATGCGAGCTCAAGAGTTTGTTACTGAGATGACACAGGGAAAATTAAGTACCCGTAATCAAAGCGCCACGGTGGGCCTGAATGTGTTTCATGACAGTGAAAAAGCCAACAGTGACTATACTCTGAATCGTGTGATGATGGCAGTGGCCATGGCTGACGGATCTGGCGCTCCGATCAAGATGGATGCCAAGAGCTGGGCAGGAAAAAATCGCACAGCAAGCCCTTATACCGAAGTTGAACAGAACATGCTCAAACAAGCCTACAAGGCAGCCGGCGCAGATTACGAAGATCTAAACAAAGGCGATCTTGATTCAGAAGAACATCCTGCTGTGAACACCACAAGTCCTATTGAAGCGTTCAAGGGCTACTGATGAGAGCTCGAGAGTTTATCACAGAACAAGCAACTCTGCCTCCAGAGCAAGCAGATCCCATGAATCATGTGTTTGTTTTGCCCGGCGTAAAATCCAGCG